TAAAAATGAAAAGTTAGGTATTTTTATTTTATTGTCAGATTTAAGATTGAATATTACAAATCACATTTACAACTATGATATTGATATCAATGAAGACTTATCAAAAAGATTACAATCTATGTTTGATAATAAAGTTGAATCAGTAAGAGAAGAACTTGAAACTGAAATGCAAAGTCAGATTCAACACTCGCTACTTAAAATATTAGATAAATTAGATGAATTAGATTAATTAAAGTTCTCTCTGAGAACTTTTTTTATTAGGTCTCGTATCCCCTCATTTTTTGGTTTGTATGAAACCATTTTAGGTTTGTTCCCTGTACCTGATTTTGAATGTGTTTTTTCAGCTTTTCTTTTTTGTTGACACGCAGACCTTTTTTGAGAATCTGTCATTTTACTTGCAACACCAGCAGCTCGACATTTAGGATATCCTTTATCACTTGCTTCAGGTCTACCACACGGAGGATGTCCTCCACCTTCTTTTTTACGACAAATATTAACCCATGGTCCTTTTGGTTGTGAACTACCTTTTGGGGCTTTCTTTTTACCAAACCAAACAGCTAAGTCCTCATTTAAAAAAGACTCTTTTAATGGGTCTCCACTCATTGTTGGGTTTATTGCAGACCCTTCCTCATCGTTTTGACCTGTATAAAATTTCTTAAGATATGTATCAATACGAGATAACTTATCTGTTCTATCTTCAATCTTTTTTCTCATTTCAGGAGTTTCTTTAAAATCACCATCAGCTTCTTCATAAGCTAATTCGGCATTATCGTAATCGTAAACAGGAATATTGAAAGGTCCGAGTTGGTCTTCAGTCCAATCTTGTGGTGCAAGAACAATAGGGACTTTATAATGACCTGAACTTCCTGAACCTGTGGCTTCGTTAATTTGTTTTCTATTACTTCTCATATCTTACTATAAATACCACTGAACATAAAAAAAGGGTCTCACGGGACCCTTTTTCATTTATAACTTATTTCCACAAGACGGACAGAACTTAAAGTTTGTTTTTGTCTTGGTTCCACATTCAGTACAATATTGTCTAATGTCTTCTGTGGTTTTGTTTTTAGTACTTAATGGTAGGATTTTAAACGCAATTTCATGACAAGTATTATACTTAAAGTCTTGATATGAATTAGTGAAACTTTGTTTAGACGTATCACCCTTTTCAACTCTACCAGTTTCAATTGATTTTTTGCTACGAGGTATGTTCAAATCCACTGAATTAACAGAACTTGTAAAAGTTGAGTTCGATGCGTTATATGTTGATGTTGTGGTTGAATACCCAACTCCTCCTGTTGTACTTAATGTTGTTCCATAGTATGGGTATGGAGTGTTATTGATACCCGTACCATAAACAGTTTGACTATTCAGATGTAAGAAGTTATTTCTAACAGATTCTTGTTCATCGTAGAACTCAATTCTAACGTCACCGTTTAAATCGATTGCAGACCTGTTTTCAGACGTGTTGTTAACTTCATAGGTACTGAACTCAAACTTGTTGTTAGAGTCAAGGAAACGTTCTAAAAACACTCTCTGACCTGGTCTTAATACAACCCCACTTGTGGAAATGTATTCACCATTCAATTTGATTTTAACGAGAACCGATTTTTGTTTTGGATTATGGATTTCGAATTCGAAATTGTCTTTATCATTTAAAAAGACTGAGTGGCCATTATAGACCTTAAGACGTGACTTTTTCTTTGTGATGTGCGCAGTCGGTTTGCCCACTTGTGTTGCGTAATTCATGTTGTTAAATTTTACAATAGTTTAATGACTACGTTACCAATACCTTTGTGTCCGTGAATACTCTACAGCTTGTTATGGCTGGGGACTGATAACTTAAAATCTAATAATAAATATAGTAAAATTTTTTTTGATGAAAACAAAAAATGTATTATCTTTGTACAAAATACAAGTACTATGACCAAAACAATATATTTTATCGGAGTAATTCTTTTAATGTCCTCTTGTTCATCATCTAAAACTTTTAAAGTTCCTATGACTGAAAAGATGTATCAATCAACAAAAAAAGACTATTTAAAAAATTATACAAAAAATTTTGTTAACTCGATACCAAAGAATGACCTTGAGTTAATAACTAAAGATACCATTTTGGTTGTTTACGATACAACTACTGTTCGTTAGTTGGTATTATTGCAATACTTACAGGTCTTTAAATTCTTGATTAACAAAATACGCATTAAAATTAGGAATTTTAGTAATCATTCCATCATTCACATATTTTTGTAATCTTTTTTCAGACATTTCTGTAGGTTGTGACTTGAAATTTACATTAACTGTTTCACCCCCTTTAAAAGTATGTCTATAAGGTTTGGTACTACCCATAGGGTCACTAAAATATCCTAATCTCATAGGTTGTTTGACATTATAAGTGACGGTTATAAACTGTCCGTTAGTTTTCACATCCGTTATTGCAAGTCTTTTAGTAGGGCTAGAGAAAAAACTACTTCCATAAGTATTTGGTAATACTGTCAATCCTTGAGTATTAACTAGTTCTATTAACTTTTCGTTATTCTCGGATTTTACTGCATCTGATAATGACATCATTTCTTCAGGACTAACATTATCTAATACAGTTCCTTTTATTGGCATTCCACATTTATCTAACACCGCTAATATTTTTTGAGAAGTATTTCCTCTCGCCGCTTGTGGGTTAACACAATCGTGATAGATTTCAGCCCCCTCTCCATTAACAATTCGAACTTCTTGTACTGAAGTATGGCAATTTGAGCTTGAAATACAATTTGTTGAAAGGATTAATGTTTTTTTGTTCCATTTTGGATTGGTAACAATTTTTTGAACCATGTCATTAGTAACTCTAAATTGGGCGGTTCTGTCGCAAGCTTTAGGATTATTAGGTAATTCAGCTTCACATCCAACATTATTAAGATTAGCAATTCCTAATAAAATACTGTCCAAATAAACTCCAAATTCCGCATTGTTACAGTTGTGTCCCCCTCTACACGGGAATCTTTTATCTCGTGTATCGTAGTAACTTACGTCAATTACTAAATTAACTAAACAATCATAAACATCTTCTGTTTTAGTTGCTGATAAACTAATTTTAAATTTAACGTATTGGTCTTCTAAATATTTTACATCTTTTGGGTCATCTTTACCTTTAACGTAGTCATATTTTTGAGTTCCAAGTTGTACATTTGTTTGGGCTGGAGGTATGTTTGGCATTGTCGTCAAATACCCTGATTCAACTAACCCTTGAAAATAGTTAGTTAAATATTGTTGTAATTTTTCTCCTCTTAATTGGGCTAATGCTCCTTGAGCTAAAGGTTTTTTTAATTCATTATCAAAATTAGTTACCTTAGATTCTCCAACTTCAATTTGAATATTAACTTGAGTTCCGTCATTTGCTTTGGCAAAAGTGGCAATCTCTTGTAATTTTGTGTCTAAATCTTTCTTACCCTCACCTAATTTTTCAATAGAATATAATCCTGATGGAAATGATTTTTTATCTAAAGAAATTTCTTTACCTGTAGTAGTTGTTTTTTCTCCAACCTTAACTTTTTGTTGTTCGTTAATTAAATATAAATTTTTTGTTGCATTCTCATGCATCATCAATATTCTTTTAACTTCTTCAGTCTCTATATTCCAATTCTGTTTAATCATATTAATAAATATCCCACAATAAAAAAAGGGTCCCCATTGGGAACCCTTTTAGTAATATATAAGATAATGATTATCTTAATTCTCTCAAGTCAAATGTTCTTACACCATCAACTGTGATTCTACCGTAGAAACGGTTGTTCACCATTTTCTTAGCGTATCTAGTCATGATACCTTTGATTGGAGTGAAGTTGAATGGATTGTACATTGTAGGAGTTAATTGTAGAGGTACGTACGGTGCGTAGATGTAACCTGTGTCTAACAAAGATGTTCCTTTGTGACCCATTAACACTTGGTTAGCTGGGAAGTAAGGGTCTCTGTACACTTGGTAACGACCTGCTAAAGTACCAACTCTTTCAATACCCATGTTGTACTGGTCTTGCTCAGGAGCTGCGTTTGATACGTGGAAATATTCTAAATCGTCGAAGATTGCAGAAATTTCAGAAGAAACAACAATCCAGTTAGCTCCACCTCTTAATGTAGATTTGTGGATTTGAGCAGAAATTTGGTTAATCGCTGTGATTAACGTTTGGTTCCAGTCTTTTTGAGTGTAAGGAACTGCGTTAGAACCCAGTCTCTTCCATCCATTGTAATCCCAACGTAAGTTCCATGCTGCACCTTTACGTAAATCTCTTAAGATTTCACGGTCGATTTCAGCCGCAACTTGCTCAGATAATAAAGCTGTTAATTCAGCTTCAGCATCGATGTTGTGGAAAGCCGCAACGTCTTGTGCCATTTCTGGAGACCATTGTGCTCTTAATTTTCTTTCTGTTACAGAAACAGTTACTGACATTAAGTCAAAAGAAACCTCACCAATTTTATCTTCAAATTCTAAGTTTTTATAGATTCTGTAAGTCGCTGTGAAAGCGTTATTTGGTGCTGCTGTAGATTGAAAAGTTGAACCTGTATATCCGTCCATTGAACCAGAACCTACTTCAGCAGGAACTTGTAAATCAACCTCTAAATAGATATATCCTTGAGCGTCACAAATGTTGTCATATTGACCACCATCAGTTTTACTGTTAGGGAATACTAATGTAGAGTTGTTGTTACCATACTGAACAATACCTTTACCGTATCTTTGAGTTACAACTCTGAATAAGTAAGCGTTGTTTGTATTTCCTGAAGTGTAAACGTTTGCGGCAGAACCGTAAACTGTTAAATCAGATAAGAAAGCTTCGTTGTCCATTGGTTGACCATCAGGACCGATTAATTTACCTGCTCCATCAGATGCGAAACCTGACATAATGATAAGAACTTTTCTATAGTTACCTACAGTATAAGCTGAAGGAACTAATTGGTCAGCTAACCAAGCTACAGTACCAACCTCAGTTGTAATAGCTGAGTATTGTCCTTTAGAATAGTCAAATAAACCTGGTGGGTCTAAAGCTGGTTCGTTACCTTCGTAGAATCTATCGTAAAGGTCTTTAGTGTTGTTATAGTCATAACCACTGTTTGGTGTTTGACCTACAGCTTGGTTCGGAGAACCATAAGGTGCGTAGTGCTCAGAAGTACCTGGTTGGTAAGCCTGAATGTTAGGTACGAAGTAGAATAATTTACCAATTGGTAAGTTCATAGCTTGTACAGAAACGATGTCGTTCGCTAATAATTTAGAGAATACACGTCTAACGATAGGGAAAACCACTGTTTCAAATGCTCCTGTATCAGAAGTAGATGATGCTTCGTTAATTAAATACGATGCTTGGTTTTCATAAAGTTGTGCAACGTTTTCTCTCATGTGACCTTTAAGACCCTCTAAGAATCCTAATTTGTCCCATTTGTTGATTGTGTCTTCTTTGATAACTTTAAGGTGTTTTAACCCGATGTTACCAACAAGACCTGATTCTAATAATGCTCCCATTTTAAAATGTATTTTGTTTTTTATTAATTTATTTATTACCCTAATTTACTCATCAAATCTTTCATTCTCATGAATTGAGGATTCTCGTAAGTTTTTGATTCAATTAGTGTAGTTGAAGAACCTGTTGAAACTTGTTTGTTTAATTTTGTTCCAACTGACTCGTTCATTGTTTTTGTGTCAGTTTTAGATAATTCACCTTTAATTGACTGATAAAGATTTTTAGATTCTCTTAAAGTTTCAACATCGTCAAATCTTCTTAAGATATTTATTTTTTCTTTTTTAGTAGTCGAATGTTCAGTGAACAATCTAGTTGCATATGCTAAGTTTGAGTTGAAGATAGCAACTTCGTTAAGTTTTTCTCTGAAAATATTTAACGCTTTTCTGTATTCTTCATTCTTTTCTCTCAACATGTTAACCTCTTCTTTAGTAGATTCAACTTTTACTCCGTTATTACCGTAAACATAATTTCTATTGTTAGTAATACCTTTTCTTAGTCCTCTACCTTCTTTAGAACCAAATCCATAAGTTCTAGCAGCTTCTTTAGTTTCTTCCTTTTCGAAAGCTTTTCTTTTTAAAGTGTCACCTTTTTTAGTAGTGTAATCTTCTTTACCTTTCATGGTTCTAGATTTATCACCCTTGTTCATTCCGTGAGCACCTTCTTTTGTTTCTGCCTTAACAACTTTGGAACTTCCTTCCATATTTTCGCCTTTCTTGTATTCGAATTTTGGTTTACCAGTACCAACTGATTTTGGTCCTTCTTTCTTCTTATCATCGAATCCGCCTTTAGCTTTATCTTTATAAGTGAATTTTGGTCCAGACCCAATTCCAACACCTTTAGGTTTAATTGTTGATTTCGCTTCTCTAACAGCTCTTCTTTGGTTGTAAGATTCGTCCAAATCTTCTTCCTCTTCTTCCATCATGTCATCGTCGTCGTCTTCTTCCATCATGTCATCATCATCTGATTCCATCATGTCGTCATCGTCTTCTTGTTCCATCATGTCGTCATCGTCTTCTTGTTCCATCATGTCGTCATCGTCTTCGTCTTCTTCCTCGAATTCAATTTCGTACATAACTTCTTCATCTTGGTCTACTTCAATATCTGAAGCGTCACCGTCTTTACTAAAAATAGCGTTAATTACATCTTCTGTATCAACGTCCATTTCATCGATTTCATCTACATACATAGTTTCATCTAAATTTGTGTCTTCTTCAGACTCACCAAGCTTAACCAAATACTCTTCATCGGTTTCACTATCTGTTAAGTGAATATCGTTACCATCTCTTTTAACGATGATTCCGTCTTCTTCACCCATAGCTTTGAAAACTTTTAAAATTTCTTCGTCAGAAGCGTCAGTTAAATCTATTGGACTTTCTTCAGAATCCATGTCCATGTCAAAATCCATGTCCATTTCATCTTCGTTATCAGTATCCATGTCAACATCAAACTCTTCTGAGTCATCGTCTTCCATATCTACATCTAAATCAACCTCATCTTCGTCTTGCTCTGATAGAGATTCTTTTACTAATTGATTGATTTCTTCCTTCATAGTTGAAGCAAGTATTCCTTTTGCATTTTCGGCAATAGCCTCTTCAACGTTTTTCATTTGAATGAGTGCCTCCTGTACTAATGATTTATTTTCTTGCATGAAAAAATTGGTTATTTTAACTAATAAATAGTGTCAAAATGAAAAAAAATCATTTTGGTTATACCGTTACGTAAAGTTTATTTGAAAATTGTATGTTTTGTAACACGGGATTTGTTAAAGATTCAAACCATGTATTAAAGGATTCAAAACTATTTGCCCATACAAAATATTGACTTGCAACACCATTAACTTTGATTGTTCCTTGATAACAGTCAGTAGTTTCAGTACTTATCTGTACAATATTTGATGAGGGTAATGATTGGATTGACACAATAGTTAATCCTGTACCTTCACAATAGGCCAAACATGTTGACCATGAAGAGGCGTTCACTATCCTTTGCTCTTGGGTTACCCCACTACCTAAATTTACTAAGAAGTTCATATTATTTTTATTTATAAATATCTACCAAACAAAAAAAGTGGTCACATGGACCACTTTTATTAAATTGCTTTTTAAATTAATTATTCAATGACTTCATCAATTT